CTGCCGTGCTGGAATCGCCGCTGGTGCCTGCCGTGCTGGAATCGCCGCTGGTGCCTGCCGTGCTGGAATCGCCGCTGGAAAACGGCTCTTTATCTTTCACGCGCCTAAATACAGCGTCAAGAGTCGCTTTCAGCATCCCAGCAAAGTTCAGTTCTCCTTTCACAGTGAGCTCCGTACAAGCGAGCTTGCTACCTTCGTCGGACTTGCTGATCTCGCCGCCGCACTCAACTTCAAAGAATCTGGGATTGTTTTTCATCGGGTAGTAGCGCAGAACTTCAAACGGGTTCTCACAGGCGTGCATACCTTTGTTACAGCAGTCCGCCTTATCCTCGAAATAAGTCTTGCCAACCTCATACTTTTTGCCCCGGCAGGTCATATCCGGGTTCATCGCCTTGTATGCAATAATTTTTTCGCTCATGCCGCTGTCTCCTTCCTTTCAAAACAAATTGGTTTTAGTAAACCATGATTTCTTCTGCCAATTTGCGGTTGTAGCCACAAAATACGGTATTGCCCGTGGTCTCGTTGCGCAGGGTGTAGCCCTCTCTGCTTTTCATAAAGCAGTACTTGTACTCATGCCCGCTTTGGCTTTTCTCGGTGTAGCAGAACGGCTTGTAACAGTCTGCCTGCGCGAGCGCCTTGCGAAAGCCGGTCTTTGTCATTTTGCACACTCCATCTCCTTCCTTAGAACATGCTGGTCTGGCCGTTGGACTGCTGGATCAGCATCACGGTGTTTGTGCTGGGCTTCCAGCGCTGGATGTACTCCACCGCCTCGTCAAAGCGCTTGCGGGGAATGTTGTTCCTGCTGCTGACCCGGAACCACATCTGGATGTCCTTGTTGATCTCGCAGTAAACCATTCCCCGTACATGGGAATCGCCGTAGGCCGGGGCGTTCTTACCGCCCAGAGCTTCCACAACAACGTGGTTCACGGCATTCTTGAGGGAAAGCTGTTGGTCATAGTCAACGACCATGTTGTTTTCCAGCGCCGTGATCCGCTGCTCCTGCCTCTGGGTGCGGTCGTCCAGCAGGAACAGCGCCTGCAGCTCCTTGCTGAGCTTGGGCATCTGCGGAGTGGCCAGCTGCTTCTCCATTGCGTTGAACGCGGCAATGTACTTCAGCTTCCACTCCAGCGCCGCCTTGCCGGTAAAGCCCATCACCAGCAGGCTGAACCCGTCACGGTTCATCAGGTAGGTGCGCTGGGGTCTGCCGTAGCTGTCCGGGGTTTCGGTCTCGAAAAACATCTCCCCAAAATTGGGGACATCTTTTTTGATTGCATCAATGTCACGCATAACGTGGTCGTGACGTTTTTCAAAGTTGTCTGCAATCTGGCGGCTGGATGCCACCGGTTCGCCGTTCTGGGTAGATAAGATGATGTCTGTCATGCTTTCTTTCCTTCCTGCTGCTCTTCCAGCAGCTTGTCAACCGTGCAGCCATACAGGGCCGCAATTTTGGGCAACATAGCCGTGCGCGGGTTATTGATGCCTGTCTCCCAAAAAGAGATCGCCGACTGGTCAACTCCAAGCGCGGCTGCTGCCTGTTTTTGCGTAAGTCCTGCTTTTTCTCGCAGTTCCGCGAAACGCATTTTTTCACCTCTTTCTACAATATTAGTTTTTCTCATTGACAAGCGAAAGAAAGCAAACTATAATAAAGGTGTCAAACAAATATTTTAGCGGCTTTCTTATTAGTTATGTATTAGTTTCGCTCATCACGATATTAGTATATATCATTGTTATTAGTTTGTAAAGCCCAAAATATTAGTTTTGTTAGTTTTTGTCATTATGCACAGAAACAAAAGGGGGCTTTTGTATGTTTTGGAACAACTTTGAAGCTCTATGCGCTGAAAAGGGTGTTTCCTACAATGCAGCAGCCGCCGATGTTGGTGTAAGATCGTCTGGAACTGTGACTGGTTGGAAAAACGGAGCAAAACCAAGAGGCCCTGTATTAAAAAGGTTGGCTGACTACTTCGGCGTTACTGTCGAAGAGCTGACCGGTGAAGCACCGGAGCAAAAAGAAAAGCCCAACACCTTAGATGGCATTGAGCTTGAAAAATTGTCACCAGCCCGCCGGGCGCTGCTGGAAGCGCTGGATGGCATGGATGACGAAAACATTATGAAAATTGTTCGGATTGCTCAGGCAGTTAAAAAGGAGCTTCCAGAGTGAGCATACATCTTAATAAAAAAGAACTTGAACTGCTGAAAGCCCTCGATCGGGAGTATCCCGGTGGTGTTGAGCGGACAAAAGAGCTGTTTCAAGACGCTACGGCGCTTGAAGAACTTGGCTTTGCAGAATCTTCTACAACAGGGTTTATGCAGTCCGGATTACGAATCACAGAAGCCGGAAAGCAATATTTGCGAGAGAAAAATGCAAACCGGTTTTCTGGGGCGATGAAAATAGTCGGCGGTATTGTCACCTTGATTTTGATTCCGGTTCTGGTGAATCTGATTTCAGATTATGTATTACCAATACTTTTCAAATAAGAACCACTCAATCGTCCAGACAAAGCGGTAAAAGATGTCCTCAACAAAAAAGCGACGGATCCGATGCTGGTTTTTGGGCTTGTACCAGTTTCCGTTCTCGTCCTGCTTCAAAATGTTCAGTCTACAATACAGCATAAAACCTCCGAATGACTTCTTGAAGTTGGTTTTCGGATAACGAAAGAATCTCACTGACGGCAAGATGCACAAGCTTGTCGTGCGATTCTTTTTCTTCAATTGTATCACATTTTGCAAACATTGTGCTATTTTCTTGCACTTTATTTTCCTCCTTTGGCAATTTCCTTGATAACTTAGTTTTTCGGCAGCGGGTTGGCTGCCTATTTTTGTATATGTGAGGTATGAACCATGAAAAGAAGAACCTTTCTTGCGCTTGGATTGACCGCGGCTTTGTCCCTCCCTTTTGCTATGTCTGCATTTGCAGATGATGTGCAATACAAAAACGGTCAGACCGTCGAATACTCTGGACACACGGACTTTGGCTATTTCTTTACTTATACTTCCGGTGACGGAAAAATAAACTACAAGTGCTTCTCTGTTGTAAACAATGGAGATCGGAAATATGCAGCCGTAAAAGAGGACCTGTATGATTATTACCAGGCTGCTTTGAATGACAAGGATTTAGTTTTCAAAGGGAACTACCAGCGCCGGGCCGATGATGGCGCTCCTGTATTCACTGCAATATGGGAAGTTGTAACGAATGATAAAGGAAAAGAGGTTTTAAGCGGGATTGAAAATTATGTAGCACCTGTGCTCTATCAACCCGGTACGACTCCTAATTTCAAATTGTTCAGCGACCTATATGATGATATCACTGCATCCGCCCCGGATGACGGCTCTTATATGACCATCGACACAAACCCCCTCAACATGAAAAACGGTTCTATTCTCTTCAACGATATGGCATTGGAACACATTCAGTTGACCAACAACGTGCTGGGTCTTCCCAGCTGGATTTATGAAGAGATGGGAAAAACTCGCGCTTTGGATGGCCGACAGAAAGAAGTGTTTGACCATGTGACGGTAACATGGACATACCATCCTGATCAGGGCCTTGAGGTAACATACAGAACCAACCAGTAAAAATGTTGAGGTTTATTTAATATGAAGTGTCCAAATTGCGGCTCAGAAGTTGGAAATGCAAAATTTTGCCCAGAATGTGGTACTGCGATTTCTACATTAACTGACAGCAATTCATCAACGGGAAAAGAAGAAAGTCCAAAAAGAAAACGGAAAGGGTGCGGGTGCTTAACCGTAATTGTTGTTCTCCTTGTGATTGCTATGATTGGCGGTTCCTCGTCAACCTCAAGCGGATCATCGGTATCAGCGTCAAGGTCAAGCACGTCTGTCAAATCGTCTGTTTCGTCCACGCCAGATTTGACAATGGGACAAAAGAACGCGCTCCGTTCTGCAAACAGTTATTTGAATGCTCTTGCATTCTCGTATGATGGTTTGATTAAGCAGCTTGAGTATGAGGGCTATTCCACTGAAGATGCCACTTATGCAGCAGACCATTGTGGAGCTGATTGGAATGAGCAGGCCGCAAAAAGCGCAAAAAGCTATTTGAGCTCGATGTCTTTCTCTCGTTCCGGCTTGATTCAGCAGTTAGAATATGATGGCTTTACGCCAAGCCAAGCTGAATATGGCGCAACTGCAAATGGATATTAAATTGCAAATCCGTTTACAACCGCATTATACAACCATTGATTGTATATCGTCAAGCGTAAAAAATGCGCAAAACAATTTAAAAATTTATTCATTTGCGTTGAAGCGTTAAAATTTACGCTGACTTTTGCACGTTTTACGCTGAATATGCGCAAAATATGCGCGTTGTTATTCGTGGTTGCAAGGTTGTTGCAAATTTTGCAGCAGATCAGCAGCCAGCGCCCCGCCAGGCGTACCGGCTGCGTTACGCAGGGCTTGCACCTCCGGCAGGGCCTTATCTTGAATGTAAGCGCGAGCAAGGCGCTGCTGCTCCGGGGTCATATCCAAATAGCAGGCCAGCAGGGCACGGGCATGGGTGCGAAAGTGTGACAGATTTTTCATAACTCATTCCTCCCAGGGTTTCGGAGTGGGCCGCGTGCCGGTGAGCACGCTGGCGGGCATTCCGTCAATGATGGTCATATCGGGATCCATGCTGATCGTCTGACTGTTTTTCATTTCATTTTCCTCCTGTTTTTGGTAATATTTACATCTTATGTACCAGATTCTACCATGCGCCAGAGGAAAATGAAATTGGTGTAATTTTTGTCGAATGGCGCAGAGTTTTTCTGCGCCATTTTTCTTTTATAACACGCTGCGTTTAGGGGTGATAAGTATGAGTTATTTTACCGCTGCTCAAATCGGAAAAGCGCTTTCAAAAACGCGGGTATCCGCCGGGCTAAGTCAAAGAGAGATCGCGATCCGCATCCAGAAGGGAGAGCGGACGGTGCAAAGCTGGGAAAAAGGAGACACAAGCCCAGACAGTGACGAGATCATGGATTGGTGCGCAGCCTGCGGAGTGTCCCCCATCACGGTGTTTATGGAAGTTATGCACCCGGATCTGTACGCAGTGCCAGACAGCCAGAAGGAAGACGCGGCCATAGATAAGGAGCTTCACACGCTGGTGCAGGCACTTCCCCCGCTCTCCCGGCGGCTTCTGCTGTTCGTGCTCAAGGGCCGACACGGGAGCAGCCCGCCTGCAGTTATCTCTGAAATAGCCGCAAACCTCCACCGCCCTCTCAACAACCGGGTCAGCGTGTGCGGCACTATCATCGATCAGTACAGCTTCGCCCAGATCAGAGGGCTTGACCCGTGCCCAGACGAGCCGCATCCCCCGATAGAGGATTTGAAGATCAATTACAAGTCGGGGCGCGCAGCGTCAGAGAACGGCGCTTTGGGCTATATAGGGCGCAGAAAGGAGTAGCGCATGAAGTGTGTCAGATGTCATGTAAACATCCCGGACAAGGCTCTATTTTGCCCGTGGTGCGGAAAGCAGCAGGATGCAACGTCCGCTCCCGTGCATAGAAAAAAGCGCCGCCGCCCAAAGGGCAGCGGCAGCGTGTACAAGCTGAAAGGGGTCCGGGCAAGGCCCTATGTAGCCGTGACCGGGAAAAAGGAAGTGCTGGGCACATACGGAACGCCGGGAGAAGCCGTGCAGGCGCTTGACGCATACAACGCCCAGAACACCCCGGCAGAGCGCCTGAAGTGTACTTTTGCGGATGCCTACGAAAAATGGCGGGCACAGCCGAAGCTTTCAAGTCTCAGCCGGGACATGATAAATGGATACGAGCTGGCTTTCAAAAAAGCCGCTCCGCTGTACAGCCGACAAATTCGAGACCTGAAAGCGGAGGACTATCAGCAGATCATAGACCAGATGGTTGCAGACGGTCTCTCCCGCAGCTCGTGTGAGAAGCAGCGCACCCTTTTCAGCCAACTATGTGAGTGGGCAATGGCCCAGGACATCATAAACAAGAACTATGCCCAGCTCCTTCACCTTCCTGCCGCAGCCGGAAAGGCAGAGCGCACCCTTACGGCGGACGAGATCGCCCGGATCAGCGCATACCAGGCTGACAAGCGCTTCGGTCAGACAGCGCAGATCGCTATGGTGCTTCTCTATACCGGCATGCGCATCGATGAGCTGCTTTCCATGCGCTGCGAGAACGTGTACCTGAAAGAGCACTACATGCAGGGCGGCGAAAAAACGGAAGCTGGCAAAAACCGCATCATCCCCATCCTCGACCCCATTTACAAAATCATCGCCTTCTGGATGATGGACAGCGGGTGCGAGTGGCTGATACCCTCCAAGGCTGGAACGAAGCTGGACAAGAGAAACGTGGCCACAAAGTTCCGGGCCTTGATGCAGGAGTGTCAGATCGATGGTGTGCACCCGCACACCCTTCGCCACACGGCCAGCAGCAAGATGGTGGAGTGCGGTCTTGAAAAAACTGCCGTGCAGGCTATCCTCGGCCACAAAAATTTTTCCACCACAGCAAACAAGTACGTTTCCCACAACGACCCGACATACTTGTTACAGGAGATGCAAAAGATGAAATACTGATTTTGTTAGCTTATTTGTTAGTTTATTCCGAATTTTTACCACTTTTTGCCGTGTTTTCACAAAAGAAAATGCCGTTCATGTGATTCAATATCACGAATGAACGGCATTTTTTGGAGCTAGTGACAGGACTTGAACCTGCAACCCACTGATTACAAATCAATAATATTTTTCGTATTTATGCTATTTTTGCAGTAAATGTTGGCTTGTTGTTTGCTTATGGCGCATTCTAAAAGCGATAAATCGTCCGCCTTATCTTACAACAAATGTTGCAAAAATTCAACGCATGTATGCGGAGCGTTCTTTTGTAACGGCTTCGCACAGGCCAGAAACAAGGTCTTCCGCCATGCTCCACATGTGATGCAGCTCTACGCCAGCCGCAGAATCCTCGCTGTCAACGCCGGTAAGGATTTTCTGCGCAATGCGGCGGTTTGCGTCAGCGTGCTCCATTTCTTCCCCAGAGAGCTTATACCACTCAGAAGAAGCGTAGGGGCAGACAGTTTTATAGTCCATCGCCATGCTTGCGTAGCTCATCGCATCGCTGTATTCTTCGGCCATTTGCTTTGCAGCATGAACAAGTGTGTCCTTATACCCTGCAAACTTTGCTTCGTCCATCATAGCTAGATCCTCCCCCTTACAGTTTTTCCACGGCCACAGCCATATTGTTCACCGCGGCAGCAGTACCAGTCAGCAGGAAGCTCAGGATAGAGCTTTCGCAGCCGCACGCATTGCGGACCAGGAAAGTCAGCGCCAGATTGGTCGGCGCAGCCGCAGCGGCCACAGCCTGAGAAGCAGTAGCGCCGATGACAGCCACGCCGTCCTTCTGGCCGGTCAGGGTCACAGTGCCCGCAGCCGTGGGAGCCAGTGTAGCAGACACGGTCACATGGTAGTAGCCCTGACCCAGCAGGGTGATGGTGTTGCCGTCCTGCCGAATGTTGCAGCCAAACCGCCGGGAAGTGGTGCTGACAGGGATAACATCGTTTACCGCTACGGTCTGAGCCGAGGTGTTGGCGGTATAAATCGCCGATTTAGACATAAAAATCTCCTTTCTTATATAAAAAGGCGGAGCAGCCTTTGCCGCCCCGCCAATCCTCGCCTAAAGGGCGTATGTGTTAGATGTTGCCGCAGCCATTGCAGCCGCAGAAGGGCGACGGCCCTGCGTTGTAGGTGTACCCGTTAGGATACCGCACAACGTTGGTCATCTGGCTCTGGAGCTCCAACTGGTTGATGCGCTGGGCCTGTGCCGCGATGGTCTGCTCAAGCTGGTTCTTCTGGAGCTCAGCAAACTTCGCGTCGATGTTGGAGTTGATCGCGCAGGTCTGCTTGTCCATCTGAGCGGCCAGATTGGCCGTTGCCAGCCGGTTGTCGCAGCAGCACTGTGCGAGCTGGCTCTGGATGTTGTTGCCGGTCTGGAGGATGGTGGTGTTGGTACCAGCCTGTGCCAGAGCAACTTCCTTGCCGAGCTGGCCGATGTTGCCCTGCATCTCATAGCCGAGATTACAGATGCCGTTGCCGATGTTGGTCAGGCGGTCGTTGAGCTGGCTGAACTGCTGGCCATAGAGGATCTCCTGCTGGCTCGCAGCGGTGGCGTACTGGCCGAACTCGCCCTGACGGTTGCCCCACAGGCCACCGCCGCCCATCATGGCCATAAAGAAGAACAGAATCAGGATGTCCATCATCCAGTTGCTCGCATTCATGCCGTCGTTGTTTCCTCTGGTGACGGCGGCGATGTCGCTAAGACTCATATTGTCCATATTGATTTCCTTTCTTGCGAATTGTGAAATTATTTCAAATCGTGGCCACGATTTTTCGATTACTTGATGAAGGGCATGATCTGATTCGCCATCGCTTCTAGCTGGTGGTACTGCTCATCTGACATCTTGCCGGACTTCCGCAGCATCTCTACCTGTTGCTTCGGGTCGCCCTTAAAATAGGCCCGGAACTGCTGGAACTGCTGCAAAATCTGCGCCATGTTGCCCAGAGGGCCGGGAAGGCCGGACGGCGCACCGCCGCCCATGAACTGCATCAGCGGGTTACTCATCGTTATGCCTCCTTAGTCCGAGTAGATTTTGCGGCAGAGGCGGGCTGCATCTGACTCATCACCTGAGAGATCGCGGCGTTGATCCGCTCTTCCATCTGCTGCTCGGTCACATAGTTGCAGCCCGGTGCCGGTGTCTGCATAACTGCCGGGTCGAACTTTGACAGCCGGTAGTACTCCGTGGTCGCGTAGCCCACCGCATTGGCCGTTTTGACCGCGATGACCGCATCGTTTTGCACCATGATCCAGCGGGTCTCCCCTGCTTGAGCAACCACATTGTCTACATCCGCGATGGTCGGCACCATAAGAAACGGGTTTTGCGCCACCTGCGGCTGCCGCATCTGGCCGTATCCGTTGTACGGCTGGCGGTTGTACTGATTCGGCTGTGACCAACTGTCATACATGCCCATATCGCAATCCTCCTTTGCTTTTGTGGCCTAAGTGTATCGCATTGGAAAAAATCAAAAGACAACGAAGGCATAACGAACGCACAACGAAGGACAAAAAAGAAAAGCGCCCACACGGCACAGGACTGTGTAGGCGCTTAATCATTTGCACTCAATGAGTATAATATTTTCAAAAAGTGCTTGACGTTTACACTCATTGGGCGTATAATAAAGACAGTGAAAGACACAAATACACAATAACATGAAGGTACCAAATTATGAGAAACGCTATTGAAATCGCCGCTGACATCCGCAAGTCCGATGTCTGGGATTACGAGCTGTGCACCGAGCTGTGCAAGGCAGCTGACATGGAAGAAGAGTGGGAAGCTGCATCCGCTGGCGATTACGACTGGAACGACTCGAATCGCGGCCCCTCGTTTGAAGAAGTCGTTGAAGCCGCCGCCGAAAAACTGGGCGTTGAGATCTACTAAATAAGAAAATCCCCCGCCCGATGCTCGCCACACCGAACGGGGGATTTTGTGAAAGACACCTCACACGGAGGTGTGCAACTATCCTATCACACGAAAGAAAGGAAGTCAATCATGTATACCAAAGCAGAGCTTTTTTCAATGGCCGCAGAGCAGCCGAAGGAAATCTTTGTCAACAACATCACTCTGAGCGTACCAGACGATGCTGACAGCTGCCTTGATCTGGATGCTGAGAAGGAAAAGCTGTCCAACATCTGGGATCTGGCGCACTTGTCCATGCGGGAGCTGGTCTCACGCACTGGCCTGTCTCAGACCGCTTTTGCAAAGCGGACGGGTATCCCGCTTCGCACGGTGCAGAACTGGTGTGTCGGCACCCGCGACTGCCCGGCATACGTCCGCTTCCTGCTGGCCGAGCACTATGGGCTGATCTGAGGGAGGGATTCCAGTATGACAGCAAAAGATTTGACGGGTCATACTTTTGGGAGCTGGATCGTGATAGGTGCATCCAAAAAGAGCGGCTATGTGAAGTGCCGCTGCAAGTGCGGCACAGAAAGAGATGTCCTTCGAGAATCCCTGACCCGAGGGGCAAGCAAGTCCTGTGGGTGCGTTCATACCAGGAGCGAGGCCCAGCTCAAGATGGACGAGCGGAGAAAAAAAGAGGGAGACCTTACTGGAAAGCGGTTTGGGCGTTGGACTGTCTTGCATCGTGCGGAAAAAGATGGGTATTTTACATGCCAGTGTGAGTGTGGCACTATAAAAGATGTGTATCGGCATAGCCTTATGTCCGGAATGAGCACAGGCTGTCAGCATTGCGCTTTCTCGCATAGCGATGCAATGAAGAGCGCAGCAGCCCAAAAATCCGCCAAAGCAAAAAAATCCGCTATCGAAAAGTACGAAGGGAAGACTGTGAGCGGCTGGAAGATCATCGAAATCCTACCCCCTCGAAAGCCAGACGTATCCATGTGGTGCAAAGCAGTCTGCCCGCAGTGCGGAAAAATCGTTGAAGTCAGACTTTCAAACATAACACGTACTAACCCTATACTTCGGTGCTCCGACTGTGCCCGTGACATGAAAGACAAGGTCGATGTCATCCACAGCGTCACCCAGGTGGATGGCTCTTCCCTCTCCTCTGTGAAATCGCGGATGGGCGGAAAGGTCAACCGGAACTCCAAGACCGGCGTAAACGGCGTTGTAAAAAGGCCGAACGGGCGGTACTTTGCCTATATCAACTTCAAAAGGAAACAAATTTATCTCGGCCTGTACGAAAGCCTTGACGATGCGATTGCCGCCCGGAAAAAGGCGGAAGCGGCGATTTATGGCGAGTATCTTGACCAGCATGAAGGTTGGGAAGAAGAGCTTGCAAGCCGTCTCGAAGAACTCAAAAAAGAGAAAAAATAGAAAAACCCCCGATGCTCCAAACGGAACACCGGGGGGTTGCTTTACTCAAAAACTTTTGCAATGCTTTTCAGCCGATAGCCTATTGCCGTCCGGCTGTAATGCGTCTGTGCTGCAATGTCCGGCAGCGGAAGCCGCTCAACGTACCGCAAAAGAGCTATCTTACGGTCTACCCTCCCAAGCGGTGCGCTTTTGATGGCGGCGGTCATCTGCTGTCGGTCAAGTCCTTGCAGCGCAGCGGGCAGCACCACACGAGCCGCCGCCACAGGCAGCACCGAGCCAAAAAGGCTGCGGCAGTTCTCCGGCGTTGCGCACCATATTGCCAATACTGGCAAAATGGTCGATTTTGTTAAGGCCAACAAAATCGTAGACCATTTTCGTGACGTGCCGAAATTGCTCTTGTGCGGCGTACATTTTGTTGGTGTCAACAAAATGCTCGTATGTAGTGCTACTCATGGTTTTACTCCTTATCTGCCCGCTTTTCGATGCACTCGCCATATTTGTCAAGAAGGCAATCTTTGCAAAACTCTCGATTGTCGCCTTTCAGGTTGCACACCTTTTCACGCTTGCGGGCTTGATTCATAGCGTTTGCAGAAGCGGCAATAATGCCGCACATAGGTACAGCCATGATATCCTCCTTACTCTTTTTCCAGCGCCGCCTTCATGCGGTCAAAGAAAAATTGAATGATCACCCCGATGGTCTCATCGGTGATGGCCCACGAGATGAATCTGCCCCACTTGCTGGCGCTGAGGGCCGTGCGGAGCATCTGTGCCACCCACGCCTTACGTTCTGTGCCTCTTTTGGTGCCCTGAATCTCGTGCTCTGCCTGCTCGATCAGGTCAAGCACGGTGCCCTTGACAGCTGCACCATAGCCCAGCCGGATGCAGCCAAGGGCGTAAAAGATAAGGCCGCCCAGCATCAGCACAGTCGCCACCGGGGCGGGGATCACGCCCAAAATGTTATTGATTATTGCCATGTATTACTCTCCTTTCTCTTTTTCGAGGTCTGCAATGCGGTGGTTTGCCACCTTCATCTGTTCTTCAAGCACCGGGATGCGCTGGGCGAAATTGTTGTGTGTCCGGACTTCCCGGGTCAGCTCGTCCAGCTTAGTGTCAGTAATGGCCTGCTGTTTTTCCAGCTTTGCGTCCATGTTTTGAGCGACCCTGATGTTAGAGATAAGCACGCCGATCAGGCTCAGGCCGCCAGTGATGAGTGCTACGATGATCGCGTCGCTCATGCGCCCTCCCGAAGACGGGTCAGACCCTTCTTGCGGATGATTTTCGGGTAGTTGATGGTGGTCACATTGAGGTCAACGTTGCCGCTGATGCCAGGCACGCGGCCCTTGCTGGTGTGCTGGTGGGCATTGTACTTGAAGTCCACCTTCGGGGTCTTGCCGGTGTAGTCCGCAAGCCATACGTCATAAGGATGCAGAGCCGCACCGCCCACAAAGAGATGTGCCTTTGCGAAGCTGGTGTAGGTGTAGAGCTGGGCATAGAAGCCCATCTGCTCCACCTCGTGCAGAGCATAGGCGGTCAGGTCGGTCAGGTCTTGCTTGTCCAGACTGACGAGCTTGTTGTCCTCCACGTCCACAGCCACAGGCAGGGTCAGCTCCTTTCCGTAGACTGCTTGACGCAGCAGGGAGAGTTCTGCGTTGACCATGCCCTTGTTGGTGGCGTAGGTGTAGTAATATACGCCCACGTCCAGCCCAGCAGCCCGGGCGTTGCGGTAGTTCGCTTCAAAGGTCGGGTCGATGTACAGTCCGTCTGCCCGCTTGGAGAGCTTGCGGTTAGTGGACACCGTCTTGAGCATGGCCCCCTTGTAACCTGCCGCTGCTACCTGTGCCCAGTCGATTTTTCCCTGCCACCGACTCACGTCGAGATAGCGGTAGGGCGGCTCACCTGCCCACCCGGTCACGGTGTCCACAGTGGGCACGCCCGGTGCAGGAGCAGGTTCTTCCTTGTCGGCTTTGTCACCGGCAGCGTGGGAGAGCGCAGAAAAGATATCCCGCAGGAAGTCAAACATTACTTTCCACCTCATAAAATCCCTCCTCCGTCAGCTTTGCCAGCACAGCATCCTTGTACCGGTCAGGAACGTTGTCGATGGTAAAAGCGCCGTCAAAGCGGTGCAGCTTGATTTGGGTCACATAGAACAAAACCATAACATCCTCCTTATTGTGCAGCCAGCAGGTCGAGCATAGCCGCTTCCAGAGCAGCAAGGCGCTCTTCTGCGGTGGGCAGCTGTGCCTTTTCCTCTGCTTCCTTGCGGGCCTTTTCCTGTGCGGCCAGCTCTTCTGCGGTGTACAGCACATACCGCTGCACTTCCACCTCTTCGTCGTAGGCATCCTGTGCGGCCACGCCGGGCACGTCAACCACCTTGCGGACATCACGACCTTTTTCACGACCATCTGCGTCATAGTAGATTGCAGGGGTTCCGTCCGGCAAGGTTTCGGTCTCGTAGTGGCTGACCTCTTCCACGCCCGCCACAGCATCGTGGTGGACAGTCTGGGTCTCCTGCTTGAGGTAGCCTTTCGTCAGGTCGGGGGCTTCGATGGGGTTGCCGTTGCTGTCAATAATTTTCATGTGTGCTCCTTTCGGTTATGCCACTCTGCGCCATATATACGCGGAGTAGTAGGGAGGAATATTGTTATGAGGTGAATTAGACCCAAAAGACATTCTTATTTGCCGAGCACAATTCGATTCGTCTGTTTTATTGTTCGGTCGGAACCCCCCAGTAGACATTTGGCCAAGACTAAATACACCATGTACTCCGGTTACAATACCCTGATTATTTCCGTCTGATTGAAAATCAAAATCACCAGTTATATTCGGTAATTCGCCTTCTGTTAGTGTATGTTCTGCTTCGCCCCCCGTACTCCCTGCCTGGTAGGTATCGCTTGCGCCCATGATAAATTTGCCCTCAATGCGCTCCCATGTGCCGCCGTAAAGCTCGGCCGGGCTGGTTGCGTTTTCGCTGATGTACAGACTGCCCACGGGGTGGTCCCGCTCGACTACCGCCGCAAGGACTTGCTGATAGATAGCATAGGCATCAGGGCCAATGCCGTTTTTGAGTTCTCCTAGTGCCATTGTTTCTCCTTTCAGTCGGTACGAAGCCAAGTGTAAGTAAAGTATGCCGGGGGTTGGACAGTATTGGATGCGCCGTAAATGGAGTTGGAAGCAGATGCGTTAAAAAACACTACATCGCTTTTGTATGCATTACCGGTTTCTGTCATTGAATTATTTATATTGTTAGAAGTTTGAATTGAATGTGCAAATAGCTTACCATCCCCGCCTGTAATCGAACCGCCCACAAACTCGTTTCCAGACATGTGGGGTCTTGCCTCAAAAGAGCCCTTGATATTCGGCAGTCCAACCTCTACCGTTGTACCAGCCAGGTGCGTATCACTTGCGCCCATTAACACCCTATCTTGCGCAATCTTTTCCCACGTGCCGCCGCCAAAAGTCACAGCCGGGTTTTCCGGGCTGATGGTCTGATAGATACTACCCACAGGATGTGCCGCAAGCAGGAAGTTGGAATAGATGGAGCCGTCACCATAGAACTGGCCACCATACTTGATGGGATACCACCGGGCGGAAATTTCCGCAGTCGGAATGTTGTGTGCACGGATACGGATAGCTCCGGTTCGAGTTTCGGGGTTTACAAGCATAGCTTTACCGGCTACGTCTGCACTTGCAGGGTCAATGCTGACAGATACCACAGTCGTGGACGTAACATCTGCTGTAATGTCAATGTAATGCGGATACTCTGCAACTTCTGTGTCTGTTTGCCATCCCGTGATCGGAATAGAAAGATCATGTGGAACGACGGAGTCTGCTTTGCCTGCCAGAGCATCACCGGTAGCCTTTGCGTCCGCAGGGGCATTTTCGATGCTCAGGGTTTTATCGGTACTCACGATCTCCGATGCACGGTTTGCAGCCTCTTCTGCGGCCTGCTGATTCTTGGCAGCTTTTTTCTGGCTCGCATCTGCCTGCGTTGCAGACGTGGAGGCCTCGCTGGCTTTTGTTCCAGCGGAGGATGCAGAAGCAGCAGCGTCCTCTTTGCTCTTTTCTGCGGCCTGTTCAGATGCTTTTGCTTCGGTAGCAGCGGTCTGAGCCGCCTCGGTGGAGCTTGCCACCTCCTGCAAAGCGCCAGCCTTAGCGTTGCCGATGTCAGTCAGTGCAGCGTCTTTTGTCTGGGTGATGGCCGTGGTGGCCGTAGTCTGGGCTTGCTGGACAGCGGCCACAGAGTCCGCTTTCTGCTGGTCGATGTTTGCCACAGCATCGGATGCCTTTTTTTCGCTGGCTGCCGCCGCTTCTGCTTTCTGGGTGGCTGTGGCAGCGAACTGCTCCACATACTCGCCCATCTGGGCGATGTCTTCCCGGACTTCCACACCTTTTTTTGCGGTACGGATGCCCGAGATGACTTCCGGAAAAGTCTTTGTCATAAACTGATCACTCCCGTAGGTACATCATAGATGGTATCTGTTTCAAAATCAAAGGTATCCCAGAGCCAATCCGCACCCGCATCTGCGGTGACATTTCTTTTGTACGGATTGCAAGTGCCCTCTATGGTAAAGGCCATATCATGTCGGTTTTTCTCACTGGGGTCTACCCGCCAAATGCCCTGCCAGTACCAGGCACTGTCCTCATCAAAAACGCACCGAAGCCACTTGCCCTGTAAGGCATTTTCAAGGGCGCTTTGGATGGTCGTCCATTGCTTTTTGGGAGACTTACAGATAAGCTCCAGCTTGATGGTGCGCTGCTTGTAGTGCACTTCCCCATCCAAAGCCCTGGACAGGTCTAGGATAAAGTCAGAGCCCGGGACATTGACAAGCATCGTCTCTGGCTCTGCACCGGATATCATAGGGCTGCCCACCTTCAGATAAAGGCCAAGGTCTTTGAGGGTATGGATATTTCCGATCTGTGCGCCCATCAGCATTTGAGCTCACCTCCGCTGTAGATCACGGCCAACTGCTCCGGGGTCAGAGGGCTGTATACCAACTTTTCTCCGTCCCACACATAGTGCGAGCCGCCATCCTCCCAGTCCTCCGGGAACTCATCGAAGACCATGCAGTTGTCTGGGAGAGGGTTCGGGATTACTTCTTCAACGCCCCATCCGCCACTGTAAATGCGGCCATCGGAGCACACCTTGCACATAAATTTACAGCCGGGTACTTTCATCTGTCCTTCACCTCACATAAAACCGTATAGTTCTCGTGGCATACAGAGGGAGTCATTTTGTGTCCACCCGTCAGAGCTGGGGCTTTCCAGGTCGATGCTGAAATTCGTCGGCACTACTGCTGGGGTGTAGTTGTTGCCAGTGACATAGTTCGATGTGCGCTCACGACCGGGTCCGAAAGTGATGCCCCCTGAGTTGACCCGCACCGTCCGCATGTGAGTGGTGTTCCACGGGTAAGTCATGGCGTATTCCACGCCATTGACCGGGATGACCATGGTCACACATCCGGCAGTGCCGCCGCTGGCCCACCATGTGGATCCTTTCTTGCTGGTATAGGTCAGATACACAGCAGAAAAATCGGACAGGTCCAGCGGGATTGTCTGTGCTCCAAAAGAGCTGTTGTCCCCAAAGTCCCAGATACGGGCGTTTCGGATGCCGTAGAAGGTAATCTTTCCGGAGTCGATAGTGCAGCTGCCGTTGCCGTCTGTGATGGAAATGCTATCCGACTTGATGTTGACCATGCTGGAACCGGAAAGCACTTTTATGCCGTCGTTGGTGATCTGCACCCTTTTGTTGGGCAGCTGGTCATGCCGGACGATAAGGCCGTTTTCCGGGGTAAACTCCAGAAAATTTGTGGCCGTTTTGGCCGCTTCGCCAGCTTTTTTGTCCACCTCGTCCACTCTTTTGTCGTTAGACTTCTGGTACTTGAAAAGCTGGTTAAGAGTGCTCTGCTGATATTTTTCAGCGGATGCCGTATCCTCATCCAGCAGGTTGGTGCGGCCCAGGTTGGCCACTTGTCGGTCGGTCAAAGTCTGCCGGGTCATGCCGAAGGTATACTCCTTTTTGTCCGGCTGATCCAGCGGTTCCACCAGCTTTGTGCACAGCATGATGACATCGATGCTGTGGGGCTTGCTGATAATGTGGGCATAGCTGGCAAAAGTCAGCCTGTCCTTGTCATAGCCCGCATCTCGCAGATCCACAGCCTTGACGGTGTAGCTCGTCACCATCAAGCTGTTTTTCTGAAGATCCTGCACGCCTGCAGCAAAGGTGTCGTTGTCGCTGTCGGTGTCATACTCGCCCAGGGCTGACACGATGCCAAACTTCTGGGCCGCTGCATCATTCTGGATCCATCCGCAGTCGCCGTCACTGCTGTCCAGCCGGTACGAATACCCTTTTGGCAGATACTTACTGACGGTCGCCGCGTCCGTTCCAGAAATGCCATAGCGCTCTTCATGGCTTTCTGTGTACTTTTCACCCCACCACAAAAATTTCCACTTCCACTTTGTCTCCTCGACCGTGTGCTTGCTTCCCATGGGATACACACGGGTAAAAAGACTGTTGGTATCGGTTTTTTCTGTGAAATCCAGCAGGTTTACGCCATACTCAATGGTTTGGTCGACCAAACGGTCGGCCTCGAAAGACTGATCGCAATAATTTAAGACGTTATTACCCGTGGCGGGGTTGTAGGTACAGTAGGCATATCCGCCGTACACCTTGAGCACCATCTTGTCGATGATGTCCCAGGTGCTGCCGTAGTCTTCGCCCACACCGTAGCTGTCCCGGTCTCCATAGTGCACAACAAGATCACCCAGTGCCGCGGTGACAGTGCCCAGCTCGAAGCGTTTCATCTCCATGCTGCCGCACTGCTGGTTGTGGGCATCGATGAGGTGCTGCAAAAACTGCGCCAGCTTTCCCTCGTAGTTAAAAGGGGTGATTGCGCTGTCATTGAAGTAAGACAAAGCGCCCTCGCAGTATATGACGCGCCGGTTGTACCAGTCTGCCTCATGGCTCAGGACACGCCCGCGCCAGATCTCTTTATCGTCCTGTTCAACGGTGATGCAGGTGGACATCTTTTGCAGGCTCTCATACTGCTCATGGTCGCGCGTCATGGTAAAAGAAAGGCTGCCGCCCTTGCTGACCTCTCGGGTCAGCTTGGGAGACAGCACAAGGGCATTGCGGTTATTGGGAGCGTAGATCAGGCGCTTGTCGTCGGGGTTGCCAAAGGGATATGCAAAAATTTTGTACAAATTTTAATTTCCCCTTTCTGCCAGCGTGGCCAGATGGCCCAGCTGTGCATCAATAGAAGGTGCCAGTGCGCCCACCAGCGTGCCGTCGTCCAGCTTGATGACGGTGTTTGCCGTCTGGGGAAGGTACTGCTGCACCACGTTGTACAGCGCGTCCACGGACTGCTGCATTTTCTGCTGGTAGGACGAAAGCCGCCCGTTTGCCGGGCTTTCGCCGAACGCATAGCCGTCGGTGCGGAAATCGTACCCGGCAAAGCTGCGCTGGCTGCCGTACCAGTAAGCGTTCTGAATGTCCTTGTAGGAAAGCGTCGTGCTCTTGCTGTCAGTGCTTTCCTTTTCGCCGTTTTTACTGCCCAGCCATGCGGCCAGACCGATACCGCCCGCCACAGCAGCCACACCCAGGATGGCAGCCAGCACAGGGTTGGATGCCACAAGCGAGACGATTTTGCCCAGACTGCCCATGATAGAGGTGGCCATGCTGGACACCCCGCTGGCGACGTTGGCCAGCTGGGCACCTGCCCCACCGGATGCGCTCAAGCTGGACAGGATGGAGCCAAAGCTTTGCACCGCTGTCCCCGCTTCTGTTGCGCTGGCAGCAATGCCGTCCGTAAAGAGCGATTTGATGGTATCGAAGGCCGCTTTTACGCCGCCCCCACTGTACGCGTCATTGATGACACTCAGCGCATCCACCGCCCACTTGGAGATAAGCTCCCGCTGATCCTGCGATACCTCGCCCCAGATGAGATTTGCCACGTCTGTAGCCAGCCCGGCCCAGTTGCGGTTTTTCAGGTCGGCGAACGTGTTTTGCAAGCGGCCAAAGATGCCGTTTGACCACTGCTTCTGCGCATTGCTGAGGTTCTGGTCAATGCGGCTTTGCAGCTCCGTCACGGACAAAACCACATCGTCACAGGTCTTTTGCGTGGTCGTGGTCACTTTTCCGGCCGCATCGGTCACTTTCTTTGTGACCGATTTGATGGTCTTCTCCGTGCCGTCCACCACTTCTTTCCAAGAGTCCGTGATGGTCTCCACGGTCTCCTTTGTGGTGCCCTTGAGCTTTTTGGTGGTGCCGTCGTAGACGTTGTAGGTATTGTCGGCAGTCTCCACCACGCGCTGGATGTTGCCCACGATGTTGCCCGTTCCGGCAAGGATCTGCTTCGACGTTTCGGTGACGGTATCCGCCAGCTTTTTGGTGTCAGCAGCCGCTTTGGCGGTAGATTTTTTGCTTTTTCCGCCGCCTGTGCCGCCCGAGGCAGTGATACTGCTCCCGCCGTTCCCGGCAGCTGCAGCCGCCTTTGCCTGCCGTTCCGTCCAGCTTTCGTTGTAGATGCCCTTTCCGTTTTTAGCGTCCTTCCGTCGGCGGTCGTAGTTGCTCTGGCTGTTTTTGTCAGAGCGGTACTGCTTGTATCCTTCATCACTGTTCTCGTACCCCGCGTAAGCATTCTTCCCGAGGGCTTTGTTGAGCTTGAAGCTCAATTTATCGAGAACGCCGATTCCGGCAGAGCCAAGCTCGCCAAATTTCTTGATGACGGAGTTGATGGGGTTGTTCAGTTCCAGAATTGCCTCGCCGAGCCCCTTCCAGCCGTCCGTCTTGTAAGCTTCGATGGCCGCCACGGTCATATCGTTGAGGTTGGAGATTACCACACCGATTCCGCTGCTGAGGTCGCCCGCCATGAGCCCGGCCAGCTGGCTCACGTTATCTTTCAGGGTTGACACACGTCCATTCATGGTCTGGCTCTGGGTGTCCATGGCGTTGTAGTAGCGCCCGCCCTCCTCGCTGGCAGCAATAAGGGCATTAGACAGCAGGTCATAGCTGATGGTCATGTTCTGGACTTCCTGCACCGTTTTCCCGGTGTAGTCAGCCAGAACCTGATAAACGTTGATGCCTGCATAGGCAAACTGCTTGATGTCGATTGCGGACGCTTTGCCCACATTGGCGATCTGCTGCAGATTAGCTGCCATGCGGGAAAGCTCCGCGTTGCCTCCGCCGGTGGCGGAAACAGCATCGCCAAGCGCCATGATGACCTTGCGGGAGTAGCTCGCGTTTTCACCGGCGCTGATGAGCAGTTGGTTTGCCTGCGTCAGCGAATCCACGCTGAACGGAGTGCGGGCTGCGTCCTCTTGAATGGCCGCCATGGCCTCATTGGCCGCCTGTGCATCGCCCAGCATATTGGTTAGACCCACGCGGTAACTTTCGATTTGGGCGTTGTACTCGATGCCCATAGACACAAACTGCTTTGCACCACTGAGGGCCGCGGTGGAAAGCGTGGAGATGGCAGAAGCCAGAAGCTGCGATTTTGTCAGCGCCGCCGTCAGCCCGCTTCCCGTACTGCTGGCCGATTTGCCAAAGGAGTCCATGCCGTTGTTTGCGGATTTCAGGGCGGAGGCGGTTGTTTTGAGCTGTGCCTCAGCTGCTGCAAGCTGATTTTTCAGCTCTTTGGTCTCAGCCGAGGTCTTGCCCGTCTTGGCGGCAGATTCGTTATACTGCTTTGTCAGTTCCAGAACGCTTTTTGCGGCCTTTCTGTACTCGCTGGAAAGCGCCGTCACGGTCTTTTTGGTCTCGCTCTGGACGTTGTTGATGCCCCGCTCATACGCGGACGTGTCCAGCCCAAGAGTGGCCATCAATTCAAAAAGTTTCAGGGCGTATCACCTCCGTTCAGCCCGGCCAGAATACGGGCCTTGATTTCCTCTGCGCTCTGCTGGGGCAGGGCGGGAGTATTAAAGTCGGGCAGGGTGTCCACCCACCGACACTCCATGCCCACAAGGCCAGCCAGAGCGTCCGTGATGTAGGCGCGGTAGCTCTTCTCGTAAGCTTCCTGCTGCATCGCATTGACGCAATGTTGGGCAATGTAGGGTTTGCCAATGGCTTTCAGCATATCCAGCCGGATGGATGAGATCAGCCGCCGATATCGGTCTGAACCAACCTCACCAACGAGGATAAAAAATCCAGCACATCCCGGTCGTTGATGGTCTCCGTGATGACGCGCAGGGTTTTGAAGGGAGTCATCTTTTCGGGGTTGCCGTCCTTGTCTGTTTCCAGCTCATACAGCAAAGGCAGCAGCTCCGCTGTGTTCTGAGCATTGTCGAACAGCAGCTTTTTTGCCATTGCCTTGATGTTCTTGCGGCCCTGGGCTTCTTTCTTTGCCTTGAGCTCATCGGGGGTTTCACTGCCCGTGAGGATGGGGCCGACTTTGCGCAGCTCCATCACCTGCGTCTCGGTCAGCAGGGTGGCCACCTTGTCCGCGATCATGTAACAGTGGCGCAGAAATTCTGTTTCGTCCATCTGGTTGAGAGTTTTCATTGTTCCACTCCTTATGCTGCCGCGTCTTCGCTTACAAAGAACTCCATTGGGACGGTCTCGTCGCCCATGCGGACACAGCCCGTCAGGGTGACGGAAACATTGCCCTTGCCCTTGTCGGTTGTCTTGAGAGACAGGCCGCCCGTGCTGATTGCGTTGTCAAGCCGAACAGCCACATAACCGCCACCGATGAGGTCGCCCACAAACCAAATGGTTTTGAAGTCGCCCGTGGTCTTGTCGGTTTTGAACGTCATGCGGGGTGTTACCTTGCCCCCGGCCACGTCCGCTGCGCCCAGCGCCATGCGGATGACCTCTGCGGAGGTATTCAGCGCGGTGAAGGCCAGCGTGCAGTCGTAGTCCTCAATTTCCATGAGCTCCACGGTGTTCTTCTGGCAGTTGTCCACATCTTCGCCCAGGTCGGTGATGTTGGGGGTGCAGGTGGCGGTGATGCCGCCAGTGGTTGCGCAGATGATGTCGGCATCAGCGACGGCGGTCTGGCCCTCAGTGTCGAACTTGTTCAGCACAAGGCCCGCGTTGATCTGCATGGACTTGAATGCTTCTGCGGAAATTTTGGTAAATTTTCTTCCCATAATTCTCCTTACTCGCATAGCTGCGTGATCTCAAAATTCAGGTACTCGCACAAATAGCCCTCGGGCGGGTTGTCCATCGGCTGGGCCCACGGGGTGCCTTTGTGCAAAAGAATAGCGCCGCCCTCGCACGGCACGGTCAAACCGCCTGCAAGGGCTGCGCTAATTTGGTCTTCTGTCTGTAAGATGGGTAAACGCCCTGCGCTGCTTGGATACCACAAGCGGCCATGAAACGACGCTTCCTCGTTCCAGCCGCCGGGGACGGCGGGCTTGTAGGTCAGGTAGGGCAGGGAAGCGGCGGGCGGGATGTTGTCTTCCAGATAGCCCGGGATGCCAAATCCGTTGAAAAAAGCGTTCAGTGCCCGGTTGATGCTCTCAGACGGTCCCATTACGGCAGCACCGCCTTTTTGCACTTGACGGCCCGCAGCCCCATGCCGGATTCCGGCGGGGCTTTGGCTTCGTCTGCTGTGCTGGTGATCTGGAAGGTCTGGCCGTCGCGCACACGCTTGATGTAGTCCGGGAAGGCCAGCGGCACGCCTGTGTTGACCAGCAGGGTATAGGTGGAGGCGGTGTCAGCCTGCTCCGCCACCTGAGCTTCCACGGTAGTGTCGTGGCGCTCCACGGCCTCAAACTCGGGGCCGTCCTTCCAGCCGGACACAAAGCCGCCCACGCCGTCCGGCTCATAGCTGCGGGTCTGAAAACGGTATTTTTGGGTAAAGCTCTGCATCACGGTGGATGCAGTGAACGCGTTGACCATGTCACATCTTCCTCCACTGATTGATCTCGGATTTATAGCGGGTTTTGCCGTCGGCGGGCAGCCCGTCCGCGCCTGTAGCCATTGTGCCGGACCACCCGGCAAAGGACTGGGACACATACACGCCGCCGGACGGGAGCGCCTTGTCGTATGCGTCGATTTTTTCAGCCAGCGCCACGAAGTCAGGCGGCACGCGCATGGGCTGCACCGTCCCGGTGAAGGTCTCGGCGGTCAGATCGCCGTCCCCGGCCTTGTGCACGCCGTCATTGAAGATAGATCCGCACACGAGGAAATACTGCCCCGGCACTACCCCGGCGGGCACGGTGTCCGGCTCAAAGGCGAACTCCCCGGCAATGGGGTCGTCCGCCCGGTCAAAAAAATTGCGCGTGTAAACGCACAGCTCAGGGACGGTCATTGGATGCCTCCTACTCAAAAGGGGCGATTACTCGCCCGGGGTGATGGTCTGGACAGAGATGCCGTCCAGGTACTCAGCAAACAGGGTCACGCCGGTGATGGCGAAGCTCTCAGAGACGGCGGTGGTGTAGTTGCCCTGGGTGTGGAAGCCGATCAGGTTGCTGGCCTCGCCTGCGGTGGTGTACACCAGCCCAGCCTTGGCGTAATCGCTGTCGGAGGGGTCGACGTAGTACATCACGATGTTGTCCACGGGGGTGGCAATGACCTTGCCCTTTGCGATCTCGCCGTCAGACAGCAGGAAGATGGTGTTGTAGCCCATGAAATCCTTGATGTACTGGAAGCCGTACTGGTTCTGGATGGTGATCGGGGCGGTGCCCAGGTACTCCGCCACGTCCAGGACGTTGGCAAAGCCCACAACGCCGGTGACGGTGCGGTGCATATTCTTGAACTTGTTCTCCACGCTGCCCTTTGCCATGGCCAGAGCCATCTGGAAGGTCTTGGGGGTGCCCTTCAGGCTGCCGGTGTTCAGGTACTTGTAGAACTTGTCCGTGACCTTTGCGGTCAGGTCGAACAGGAACTCGTCATCGGTCTTCTGCACGGCCACATCATAGCCATAGTTCTGGATTGCCTCCAGGGAGACGGCCTTGGCGTACTTTTCGATTGTGATCTTGCCGTAGTCCTTCTCCTTGACGGTGTACTGGCTGTAGGGGATCTCCTCGCCCTCTGCTACGGTGCCGCTCTGCAGGGTGCCCTGGGCGTACTTGCTTTTCAGCACGGTGCCGGGCTGCATCCGAATGGGGCGCATGATGCCCATGATCTCCCGCAGGTGCTCCCAGTTGCGCTGGAAGCGTGTCACAAAGTCGATTTCCCGAGGGTTGACGGTGATCTCGGTAGTGGTGATCAGATTGGTCTTTGCTGCCATGTGTTAGTCCTTTCCGCCGCCTGTAAACAGGTCGGCATTTGCTGCAATGGCCGCCTGGCGCTCTCCGGCGTCCTTGATTGCAAAAATTTGGTCTTTGGTCATTTTGGAGCCGGTGTTGGTGGGCGGTGTGTCCACCTTTGCGCCGGTAGTCTTGGTTGTAGCCACAAAGTCACCCCATACGTCTTTCTGGCTGTCCATGAACTTCTTTGCGTCCTTGACCTTGCCGTTCTCGTCCAGCTCCAAAGCGTCGATGTCCGCGCCGGTCATTTTTACAACGCGGTCAAAGTGCTTTTCCAGCACGCCATTGTCCTTCAGCAGCTGCTTGTATGCCGCTGCTTTCGTGGCCCGGGTGTCCTTCTGGGTCTGCTGAGCCTTGTAGTCGGTCAGCGCCTTTTCAGCGGCTTCCTTGCCGCCGTTGGCTGCGTCGCGGTCTTTCTCGGCCTGTGTGCGGGCTGTTTTTTCTGCATCCAGCTGGTCTTTGAGTTCGTCCGTCTCCTTGTGCAGGGCGTCCAGAATGGCCTTGGCCTTGTCATCGTTGGAGGTTTCGGGGTTCTCCAGAATCGTGCGGATGTCAGCTCTTTTGAGTGCCATGTGATAGTCCTTTCTGCCCTTGCTCGGGCTGCCATGCTTGGCAATAAGGTTTATTTGCCGGACGTGCTGCCGGTGTGGTGCCGCTTGCAGGGGTCGAACCTGCAACTACCCGGTTATGAGCCAGGAGCACTGCCAGTTGTGCGAAAGCGGCATAAAAAAGCGGCTGACGCTGTGCGCCAACCGCTGAGTATTAATTTGATTTCTGAGAATCTACAATAATAACGCGATTCCCTTTTCCATACGCATTATCGCAAAGTTCCTGAAGATGTTCTCTTGCTTTCTGCATTTCAACAAAAAGAATCCGTTCTTTTGTCTCCTGCTGGTAATATGGAGAAAGGTCAACGCGTGGGTTGCTGTTCTGTTCAAACATTTCTTGAAGTTTTTTGAGGTCTTCAAACGTAAGTCCTTCAACCATAGCGGTGTAAACAATGTTATCCATGTTTTTATCCACCTTTTCAAAAAGCTCGTCCAACGCTTCTTTTGCAAACTTTTCTTCTTTTGCGGCTGCAATCTCCGCAAATTTGTTCATTGTATGAAGATATGCACTCACAATTTCCAGTTCTTCCTTTGAAAGGTGCTCTCTAAGAACCTTATCCACTTTTACGGCGACTTTATAGGTTTCTTCATCGTCATAGTCGTAAATGCTCATGTTTAATCCTCCTTGTTCGCTTCTTCCACTGCGATCTCTCGAAGCTCATCAATGTGATCCTCCACCGCCGGGCGGAGGAACGGGCGAGCCTTCATGCCCCGGGTAAAGTGCCACTTGCCGTTGAAGTCCTTCCAGACCCACGGCGTTTTGCGCCCGTTACCATTCTCGGCAAAGATGCCCGTGCCAAGCTCAACATACACGCTGTAAAAGAGATTTGACCCGATGGTCACGGTCTTTTTTGCAAGGTCTACGGCGTAGGTCAGGCTCTGCTTGAGCGCACCGCCCACGTAGCCCTCAATGCCCGTGCTGTCTGCCGTGCCAGTAGGCACAAGCAGTTGGGCGTAGTCCTGCACCTTCATGCCCCAGATGGTCAGCACCCGCTCTGCCCATGAGTCCAGAGCCTCATGCAGATGCGGGGTGTTGTCGGTAAATTTGATGTCGTAGTTAAAGTTCACGGCTATTCAGATACTCCACAATGGCACGCTCCCTGGCGGACAGCTCCCATTTTGTGGCCGCAGCCCTCTCAGCCGCAGCCCTCTCAGCTGCAGCACAATCAGACAGCAGCAGGCCTCCACCAAAAATAGATTTTCCCGTGGAACGTTGTGCATCCAGCGCATAAATCGGAGCGCAGTCCTTTTTGTAAATTTTGAAATCCACGCCGTAATGGCTGTATCGTTGAAGCAATGCAGCCGTCACAATATGATCCGGGTATGTATACTTTGGCAGCTGTACCGTTTTGGTGCGTCGCAAGCGCTCCACCTCATCGTTTACCAGCTTCGTCAGGCGAGGTTCGGTCTGCGCTATGATGTCCCCGCCGTAGCTTGTCACAAAACTTGTTCTGACGATTGCACCGTTTTCGTACTCGATACTACAGTCGCAAATGATATGGTTCATCCGCATATTATTTGCTCTTCCAGAAAACGCTGTCAAAGATGGAGCGAATAGGAAGAATGGAATTCCACGATCGAGATAGAATCCGCAAATTTTGGACAGGATTGAAAACGGTGGGTTGTCAAGCACCACAGCGTCCTCCGGATAATCGAAGGTCTCGTAATCGCCGCCGGGGTAAAACGGACGCATAATTTTGGACGGGTCGATGCCGTACTCGGCGCAGGCCCAGTCCCGGATGACCGCGTACACGCTGGGCGGTGTATAGCAGTCGTCCGTGGTCTTTTTCGGCTTGAACTTCTCCACAAACTCTTCGTAAGACTCACCTGCTGCCATCGTTGTCCTCCTTCTTTCTCTTGCGCTCTTACGCCCACCACATCTGTTCAGCCTCGGTGCCGCCCTTGGCCTTGTACCACTCGGTGTAGGTCATAGCCGGAAGTGCTTTCTTTACGGCCACTTTGATCGGCTTTCCTTTGGCATTTACCATACCTGCATCCTCATATGTGACAATGTTCTCCCGCTGCATGGCGTTCTGCCGGGGATATTTGCCCAGCGCAGAGGACAGCACACAGCGGCAGTGGTAGACCATCTCCGGGGCGGCGCTGGGGTCGCCTGGGCGCTGAATCTCGTAACCCATGACCTTGAACGGCTCGTCAAGCTCTGCCGTCTGTTGGTCAAGCATGCGGTGCATTTCACGGGTGCGGTAGTCGTGGGTGGAGTTCCAGCGCTTTTTGACCTCGATGCCCAAAGCCTGGGCGTTGTGCATCTGCTGCAATGCCCCGGCGTTCTGGGCGCTGGTAAGGGCCGTGATGGCGTTGTTCATGGCCCAGTGGATCTCTGTATCAGCCATGCCATTGACGGCCTGCACGGCGATGTCGTGGACGCTCTTGCCCTGCACGATGCCCTGCATGACGTAGCGGTTGAACACCCTGGCGTCATAGGTGCGGTTGCTCTCGCTCTTGATGCGCTTATTGGGCACCATGCGGGGGTTCTCTTTCAGCAGCAGCTTGACCGCTTCGGTGTTGTACAGGGTCAGCCCGAACGTCACGCCTGCGGCCTGTTCCAGCTCGTAGAACGTCCAGTTTGCGCCAAAGGAAAAGATGTTGTATTGCTCGTCCCGGGCCAGCTTATAGGCCGTCTCTTGGGCTGTGGTGCAGGTCTGTGTGATGCCGTACAGCTTGGCGTGCATCAAATCGGACTGAAAGACCTGATTTTGCAGCCAGATGCGATAGTCTTCCTCGGTGATCTCGCCTGCGTCCAGCTGCGCCCGCTTTCGCTCGTCCAGTTGCTTATATTTTGTAAGAAACTCGGTAAGCTGCTCCTGCATCTCCCGTCGGGCAGTGCCGTACACCCGGAGGATGCGGCGGCGCAGGCGGTTCAGCTGTCGGGTAGAGATGCGGTCACGGTCAGAAATCACGTTTCATCACCGTCTCCCTCCCCCTCGCCTACGGTCTCCCGTGTTGCGCTCTCAGCCATCAACGCGGCCTTGGCCTGCTCCTTTTGTTCCGGGGTGAGGTTGGGCAGCAGGTCGATGGCCATGTCCTGTCCGATGATGGCGGCCTCGGAAATCACCATGCTGACCTGCTCAGCTGTGTTGGTGATCTTGCTGCGGTTGAATGTCGGCATAGCGTTTTCAAAGCCAGCCAGTGCGCAGATCTGCCGGATGAACGGCTTGACCTGCGCCTCGAAGTCGTCTGCATTCTGGTTCAGCGGCTCATAGGCCGCATCCAGATGGTCGTTGGTACTGTCAGCGCTGACACAGTGCACATCCAGACCGCCGAAGTCCTCATACACCCGGGTGTGGAGCAGCTCCAAAAGAGCCTGCCGGGCCGTCACAGGAATCTCGGTGGTGTAGGGGGTGATCTTGCCGCCCTCGCTGGTGTCTGCGCCTGCAATGTGGTACAGATTCAGCTTGACAAGGAACTCCTGCAACTCGTCATCGGTCATGCCGTTGAAGTTCTCGCACAGCCAGTAGATCTGCGAAAAGTCCTGCAGGTCATTGCAGAAGCCGGACATCACCAGATCGGTGTTGTCAATGTAGGCTTTTAAGCCCACAAGCGTGCTCTGGTGCAGGTCGGAGCCCCACAGCGGAACAATGGGAAGAGCGCTGTAGTTTTCGCCCTCCACGCTTTCCAGCCCGCCGCCGGGTGTGGTGACGGTCACGCTCTTGTATGCCTGCTTCGGCGTTGTCTCTTGCATCACATTGCCGATTTTGCTTTCCGTGTACTCAGTGAAGCCGTCCAGCTCGTACAGGATATAGTGCATATCTGTGTCCGGGTTCAGCCGCCAGAAGCGCACACCCGCCTGCAAAAGGCTTGTCTTCTCATCGTACAGGGGCGCAAACTCGGTCAACTTGAAAACCACCAAGTGGTCGTTGTTCCAGAATCCGAAGCTCTCGCCGTGGATCAGGGCGAAATATCCGGCCTTCTGGATCTGCTCATCAAAGTTCTGCCCCAGTCTGTCCTTGTCCACGCCCTCGTCTGCAAAGACCACACCGTTGCCGAGGGAGTAGGTCGCCCGCTGCTTGTTGAGCCGTCTGAAAAGATTGCTCTTGACCATATCGGGGTGTGGGGTGTCCTGCTTGGTGTTTTTGGATAGGCGCTTCAGCATCAAAGCGTAAGCCTGCGCAAAGCGTTCAGCCCCCGGGTTTTTCTGGGCATCGTACAGGTCTGCGTCCAGAGCCATCTTGTAGGGCTTGGAAGCGCAGTGTTGCTGCACGAACCGCCGGATGAAATCAGGCTGTTCCCCGGCGGCTTGCGCCTGCTGAAATGTCTGGAATGTGTATACAGTGCTCAAAATCAATCCCTCAGTTTCACAAGGCGCTTTGTGCGCACGAAATAGCGGATAGCGTCCATGCAGTGGTCGTTGACCTTCAGCACGGTGTCGTCTTTATCCGGATCCCAAGCGTACACGCCGAACTCTTCCAGCGTGTGCTTGCAGTCTTTGTAGATCTTCAGCCGCCCGGTCTGCAGCATGGTCTGTACGTCCAGAATGCCGCTCAGAACGTCGTTGTTTGCGGGGGTCTGAGTAAAGCCGTTCTTGCGCAGCTCTGTAATCAGGGGCAGGGCGGAGGGGTCAACGATGATCCTCTCCGGCTTGAGACCATTCAGCCACGCCTTGAGGTCTGTGACGTACTCGCCCACGGTCTTTTGCCGCTTCTGTTCGCGGCCGCTGTAGTAGTACTCCCGGGTGACGATCCAGCAGTCTGCATCTGCCTGCTTCTGGAATAGCAAAAAAACCGTTGCGTTCTGGGTGCCAAAGTCGCACGCCACATAGGCGCTCTTTGGTGACAGCTCCGGCAGCTCATCAACGACGTGCTTCTTGCGGTCGAACATGTCATATACAAGGCCCTCGGCCACCGTCCACAGGCCCAGAATGTAGCGCTGATAGAAAACGCCGGTGTACTGGCTGCGGTATCTGGCCTTGATGTCCTCAGAAAGCGACAGGTTGTCGTCCATCGTGAAATGGAGATACATCATCTTGCGGGAACGGCACTTGCGCACCCATTCCAGATAAAACCAGTGCTGCGGGCTGCCCGGGTTGCAGTTAAACCAGAACTTTGACCCGGTGACAGAGCATCGGGCTGTGGCCTGATTGACGAAGCTCTGCGGCATCAGGGCCACCTCGTCGAAGAATGCCCCGGCAAGGGTGATGCCCTGGATCAGATCCTGGCTGCTCTCGTCCTTGCCGCCGAAAAAGTAAAACTCGTTGGTTCTGCCGCTCTTGCTGACGGTCATGCAGTTTTCTGCCCGGTGCTCCTTGACGTTGTAGCCACGGGCTGCAAGCTGCTGCTTAAGCGTGCCCATCACGTTGCGCCGGAAGCTGGCGATGGTCTTGCCACACATGGCAAACTGCCGGCCGCTGTAGCAGGTCATAGCCCACTGGACGAACGAAAAGCTCATGGCAAAGGTCTTGCCCGAGCGGATAGCGCCATCGGCAATGATGCCGTTGTACCCGCTGTATGTGCTCTGCGGTGTCCACCAGCTCAAGACCTGCTTTTGCCGCTGGCTGAGGGCTTTCCAGCGAAAACCGTTACTTTTCCGCATGGTCGTCCTCTTCCTCTGGCAGCATCTCCACGTCATCCGGCGGGCTGATGTCTGCGGCAGCATTCAATGCCTTTATCAAACCATCATCGTGACGCTCTTCCTGCTCCGCTTCTTTCGGCTTATCGCTCCAGCCAAAATTAACTTGCAAGCTGAACCGTGCGCCGTTTGTGCCGTCCCGATCGAACAGCCGTTCTTCGGCGTATTTCTCGCACCGTAGTTTCGCGCGCGTTATCGTGTCAGAAAACTCAGCTTTTCCTTGATAGTCAATCAAAGATTGCCGAGACTTAAAACCCAACGCCAAAGCTAGACCGGTGACAGTTTCTGGACGTTCGTCGATTTTTATCACGTTTCCGTATTTGTCCAAAACAGGCTTTCCGGTTTCGTCTTCTAGGACGCTCCCTTCACAGCTTTTGAAGAACTCTTCGATTTTTTTCTCAAGTTCTTCTTTGCTCTCAAAGACGGGCGGTCTGCCTATTCTTTTGTTTTTGCTGTAGGCCACCGCCACCACCTTCCTAAATCACCGCGTTTGAAACTACTTCAAACCGTAGTCGCTTACAATTTTGCTTATTTCTACCCTTGATCTCTTCTCAAGCAACGCATCTCTTACATCCATGGTAACGTCATTCACCCGATTCTTCGCTTGAATAATCGCATGAGCGCTTTTAGCTTCGCTCAGAACGATTCTTGCGGCTTCGACGTTTGCTTTTAGCGTCTGAATTTTTCTCTCGTTAAATTCTCTTCTTCGTGCATCTCTTGGAGAATCCGATTTTTTCTGAATCTCCAATTTCTGAAGTCGCTCTGCATATTCTTTTTGATATCCCTCGAATGTATTCTTGATCCATCCGTCTCTGATATCTTGCGCATAGGCAATTTGCTTTGGCGTTCCCTGCAGTTCAGGGAGCCCTCCTCCAAAAGATTTCATTGTGGAATCCCCGCCCGCTCTCGCAGAGCTGCCCGAACCTCTTTTACTCACGGTAATGCCCCCTTTCGTATTGAAATGGTTTGATTTTTGTAACGTTCCAGTCAAATTCATCAGGGCATTTGCCATACCACAAGATGCCGCTCGGTTGAAGCACTTCCAGCGCCTTGCGGCAGTGCTTGGCGAAACATTCCGCTTCGTATGGGTCGGACTGCGTTCCGTGGCTGGAAATGCTCACGATGGCGTTTCTCGGTTCCCCATCAAAGCACCAATCATAGCTTTGCTCTCCGCACCAGCAGAGCGTCGGGATCACATGGATTCCGTGGGCTTGCCAGTAGGCAGCCAGCCAGTGCTTTTTGTAGTGCATGAAAAGCTGCACCGCCAGCGGCATGTCGCTATACAGAGAAAAATCCGGCGAACATACCGCGCCAAACTGTTGCAAAAGCGGGATATACTTGTCTGGGTTGTTCCAGAACCGTTCAAACTGGTAATCGTCCTTGTAAAAATGCACTCCCTTTGTGGCCTTGTCTTTGGCAGTCAGTGCATAGTTGACAGGAATCCATTCCAGCTTGTCAATTCGGATGTCCGTTTCAGGCTTGATTGCGGGGATGCCGTACTTTCCTACGCCGGGAAAAATCGTTTTCTCAGTGTTTTCCATCGGCAGAATCATGGTTTACCCATCCTGTTCTTACTTTTTTGAAACAAAGCCAATCCATGCACCGCCCTGTTCAACTGTCACTCCAAACGGCTTTTGTGTCAACTGCATCAGTTTTGTGCGGTCACTTGATGTCATTCCTTTTAGGTCAAATGCAACTTTTGTTCCGTTCTTATCCCAGTATGCAGTATGGGACGGCGAAGTCCCGTCTCCGTCCCGATACTTATTCAGGTCAACTCCGACTTGTTTTTTTCACAAAAGAAACAATTTCATTATGTTGTTTCGCATATTTTGAACGGTCCACGAAGCCGCCGCTTGCCCTTGTGGAACTACCAGAACCGCGTTTACTCATTCTTGGCACTCTCCTTTCTTTGCCTGTACTTTTTCGTTCAGAAAATAAAAAGCCCGAAATTGCTCAAGCTAAATCTCAAGCTATTTCAAGCTAAAAAGTCACGGTGGCCGTCAGCCGGATTTGAACCGGCACCCACGGAATGGATGTGCGCAGTGGTTAACTGTGCAGTGATGTTTCCGTGGTGTCACCAACGTTGTCCCGCCTTAAATGGGCGGCGCTCTCCCAGTTGAGCTATGACGGCATATAAGCAGCAACGCCGTTATCTGCTTTTACCGGACAGTAAGACGTTGCCGCTGCATCTGGAATTTTCGCGGCCAGATGCCCCGCTATACTTTACACAGCCGCCCCCGGTCATGCAAAGTCTGGCACTCCAGGCAGGGCTCGAACCTGCAACCTGCGGTTTTGGAGACCGCTGCTCTACCACTTGAGCTGCCGGAGTATAAAAAGCCGCCCTTGGAATCGAACCAGCCGTGCCTACACACACGCACCGCGCTCCACATTGCGCTCAGGCGGCCATATAGCAAATAAAAACAGCCCACGGTTCGCCGCCGGGGCTGCTTGAGTTGACGCACATCCTGCGGGGCATGCTGGCCCGCTCGGATTTCCGGTGCTGCTGTTCACGGGCGGAGGTTTCAGGGCGTGGGCAAGATTTCAGGAATCCCACATCCACCCGCACACCGGTGGTGAATCACTCCATGCGTCAGACTTGCCGCGTTACAGACTTTGCGGCGTTCGGTGCGATGTCGCGGAGTCGAACCGCATCCCATCTCCCGGGTCGGTGGGGCACCTAAGTGTTACATCGCATAGAAGCAGCCCGCAAAGCACGGTGTCAAAGCGAAAAAGCGTTAAGCGGCATGAACGAAAGGAAAATCCGTACGGGGCCGCGCTTTGGAAGCTGCTGAGAAGCGGCGCACCGCTTTGCGCGGTTCCGCTTGTAATCATTTTACCACATTTCGATTCACATGTGTTTCACAACGATTCAAATAAAGCGTAGAAATCAAAGCGCTTTCAATGGTCGTTTTGTACATCTTCCCAGATTTCTGCCAAAGCATCAAACCCCTCGTGGATGTAGGTGGAGACCGAATTGTCTCTGGACAAGCCCACGTCCACCGCGATCTTCTTTTGGGGCTTCAGGTCGATATACCAGCCGCAGATGCACTTTGCTTGCTTTTCAGACCGAGCAGACCCGCTCAAGCAGTAGGCCCGCCGGGCAGCTTCGATGCGCAGTTCACAGAGATCAAGCTCCATCTGCTTGAGGTTCCGCTCTTCCGTGTCGATTCTCTCCACGGCAAAGCCTACTTTGTCACCAGCTCCACCGCCCATCGGCATCCCGCTCATGCTCTGGGTGCACTTTTCGGCAGTATCCCGGATGCGCTGTATCTTCTGCTTCTGGGCCTCGACCTGCTCCGCCAGATCTCTGCACTGCTGAAACCACGCTTTGACGGTGCGGTAGTCCGGCAGTTTCGGCTCGTTGGTGTCATGTGTCCGTGTGTGGATCATTGTTTTCATCCTTCTCCTGTCTTGCTCTGCGATTAAAATACTTCACCGGCGAAGCACCACGTTCATCGCAGTCTTTGTTGTTAAAACTTACGAGTGCGCCGCAGCCATTGTAATTGGAGCAGGCAATCATCGTCAGACCGGTGATAGATTCAATTTCATCTGCTCGTGCTCCACAGAACGGGCACGGTTTGCATTTTGTTGTGATATGTGCCTTCAAAGATCATTCCTCCATTTCCTCGATCCAGATTTCTGCTCTGGGGTTTTTCTTGTCGTAATCCACCCGGCTGCCATCGTGGGCGGCCACGATCTGGCTGTTATCGTCCGCCAGCACCTTGGCCTTCACCAGAATGTCAGTTGTAGCCTCGATGAGATTTGCAAGGTCAACCTTGCGCCGGGTAGCCATGTAGTACACACACCGCACGTTCACGCGGGCTGTGATGGGGTTGTAAGGCCGCTTGATCTGCCACAGGCACTTTTCCTGATACTGCATGAAAGCCTCGCTGGGGGCCACAATGCGGCGGTTTGCGTGGGCCTTGAGGATGCGGGCAGAGTTTTTCTTTGTGCGGGGGTCGCCGTAAAGTACAATCTTCATGGTTTTCAGCAAAAGATGTCTCTCCCTTCCTGCATCCGTCGGAAGGTCTCCTCGTAAGAGTAGACCTTTGCCGAGACGAACTGCATTGTGTTTGCATCCGCCAGCATCACAACGTCCTCGTGCTTCTCGATCAGCTGGCGAAGCTCTTTCATGTAGGCCACCAGCCCGCAGGCATCCGAATACGAAACGCCGCGGCTCATCAGCTGCTTGATAAACTGTTTCTGTGTCATACAATCACCCCCATTGTTCTGACATTGCTTTTGCAATGCCTGGTGCAGTTTTACTTCTGGCTTTGGCCCGGCCTTTTTGTCCTTGGGTCGTACCGCGAATGCCCTCGCACCATCCAATTTTCTTGTGCTTTTTTCCGTTTGAGATGTATACAGGCTCTGGCGGAGGTAAGCTGTTTTTTCGTTTGAGAGGCGGAAGGCTTTTCAGCCACAGGCAAGTGCGCTTTGTGTGATAGTTTTCAACGTCATCTTCGTTTTCGGCGAAGTAGTACGGATGAATGATCTGGTCTGCTTTCCTGTATACCGTGTTCATTATGCCTACAGGGTTCTCAACTGCAATTTTGGGAACGTCTGCCAATGCGAACCGCATAAAGAAAACTGCTGCCTTTACGCGCTCAGCCCATCTGGAAACAACTTTTTCAGCCGGTGTGACTCGCAAGCTGTACGACCTTGTCGCCGCATTGGACAAATAAGTGCAGGGCGGGTGCGCGATGAGCAAGTCCCACTTGCCAACGTCATGCGTTACGCCGTCCATCGTCACGACTTGCCCCCCCTCCAGAGCCTTGAGAGCATCGCCCAGAATATGCCACTCAGGATGTCCGCCGGACGGCTCCTGAATGTCACAGGAATAAGCTTCGTGCCCACGAGCCCGGAACGCTTTGCATACTTCCTGCGATTCCTCACAGGCAATTAACACTTTCATGCGCTTCTCTCCCTTGATGGTTTCTGCGGGTACTGCCACTCCACCACATGGCGAATGGTGCCGCCATAGTCAGGGTTCAACCAGCCGTCAAAGCCGTAGCAGTCCTTCATGTAGACACCGACCTTGTAGCCTTCCTCTTCCGTGTACAAGAGAAGCTGTTCGCTCACGTCGCACTCAAGAGTGCCCTCGCATTTATTCTCGTCCACCTCGTGGTGCAGCAGCGGGATCTCACTGGCCGGGTGCCATTTCAGGCAGGTGCACTCATGCTGTACCGTTGGGGCGGCAGAAAGCGTTCCAATGACCATGTCAATAACTTTGGCACGATCTTTTCCGGAAACCGGTGCGCCCAAAAGGCAGGATTTTATCGTTTCAAGCTCGTTCAAGAATGCGTTTGCGTCAATCAGACGTACATCAGCCATGTGTCAAAACCTCCGTTCTCTTGACATGGATGTCCCGGTACTCCGGGTAGTGGTCGCCCGCCATCTGGCAGGCGTGAAATTCTGCGGCCTGCTGGCTGCTGGCGGTCAGACGGTAGGTCAGGGCCGCGTCTCCTACCGGGCCGCTGCACAGCACAACAACATGATATTTAGGCACTCTTTGCCTCTCCTTTCTTGCGCAAAGGCCTGCGATTTGCAGCGTTTTTGAGGAAATCGGGGGCTTTTGCTGCATCTTCTGGGGGGCGCGTGACCAGTTTGTCACACCCCGCCCCGATGGGGTTCGTCTTGCGGTACTCTTCCACAGACGTGCAGCCCTGCCGGGCGGCTTCCGCCAGCGCCTTGCGGACATAGGCCCAGCTGTGGCCGCCCAGATCCTCGCACTTGCGGATGATCTCGGTCACAAGGTCAGCACCCAGGCGCTCAACGTAAACGGGCAGCTCTTTCTTGCCTGTTTCGCTCAGCTTTCCGATACGGCCCCGGAATTCTTCAAAAACAATGGTCGTCGTCAAGTCGTCTCGCGCATCCGCGCGCGTGTCGGAGTCTACGATAGTAGACGACGACGACTGTACTTTGTACTTTGTACTTTGACCTTTGTACTTTGGTGTGCATTTGGTTTCTGCCGGTTTCTCCGGAAAACCATTTGGTTTCTCTCGGTTTTCTGCAATAACCATTTGGTTTTTCTCGGTTTTATTGGGTCTGCCGCCTTTACTGCCGGATTCTCTATGAGACATAACGGAACGTTGATACGTTTTAATATTCTCATCCATGAACGGTCGAAGTGCTTCAAAAGCCATCTGTTCCAGAGGTTCCAGTCCATCCGGTTCCTCTCCGTGCTCCACATACCGCCGCATCTTGGTGATGGTATTTTTGTACTGCTCAGGCGGAAGAATATCCAAAATCACAAATTTGTCGAATGGAATCATCAACGCTTTCGGCCTGATTTCATCGTCCACGGTGCACCTCCTTCCTTACACGCCCGTATAGCCAGATAGCACAGCTGGGAGGTCAGAACGGGAGATCGCCGTCGTCTGTGATCTCTGCGAAATCATCCGCGGAACCCTGCGAGAAGTTCTGTGCCGCCTGCGGGGCGCTGTAAGAGGTTTTCGCTTCGGAGGTGTAACTTTCCGTCTGCTGGTCGAAACCACGCACAGCGGGCTTGTCTGCCGCCTTTGAGCCGCAAAAGCTGACGTTGTTTGCCAGAACCTCCACTTTCGTGCGGTTGCTGCCCCACTTGTCCTGATACGAGCGGGTCTGGATGCTGCCGTCAATGGCGATCATGCTGCCCTTCTGGAAGTACTTGCAGATAAACTCTGCCGTCTGCCGCCAGGCAACGATATCGATGAAATCAGCCTTGCGATCCTCGCCCTTCGGGGTGTATGTACGGTCAACCGCAATGCTGAAGCTGCACACGCTGGTGCCGTTCTGGGTGGTCTTCAGCTCCGGGGTATGGGTCAGGCGGCCCATCAATGCCACGATGTTAAGCATGCGTCAATCCTCCATCTTCCGCGCTATCACCAGCGCCGATCTCATAATCGATATTTGCGCCCATCAAGACCTCCGGGCATTCAGCGCGGGCAAAATAAGCAGCGGCGCGATATTTCAGCATCATTTCTGTCATGGAGGGCCAGAAACTTCCGTTTTTATCCCACCATCCGTTCTTTTTGGCCATTGCAACGGTCACCTTGGGGCCTTCTACCTTCTCGCCGGTCACTTTGTCGATGCCAACAAGGCGGCACCCCCATGTATCCTTTCCCTCTTCGCCTTCCATCCGGTAGTGCGTGCGCCCTGCGAACAGGCCGCTGTTATCGATCATGGCCTTGCAGCTCTTGCCACTCCACGAAGGATTGCCACGGATGACGTAAAGGTTCTGCATCACAAACGTCGGATCCATGCCCATTCGGGTGGCCATGTTGCAGGCGACCGCGCAGGCGGCAACGTTTCCCTTGTAGCTCTGGGGAACCATACCGTCAGGAAGCTGTGCATAGGCTTTCCCCATGCTGCACGCGAGCTTCCACGAATCCATGGCCGGGTTGAGGGCCTGCACGGCAACCGAGGTTTCCTGCGGCGGAATCGGCGTGATCTGCTCGGCGGGTGTTTTATTGATTTCTTCAGGCATGATGGATGTCCTCCTCTACAAACTTTACATCAATAACATTGGCGAAACGCATGATTGCGTCCAATTCGGATTTTGTGCAGTGGAAAACGATCTTACGGTCTCTTGCCTCCTCTTCCTGCGTGAACGATGCAAATTCACCGTCGTCAAACTCGTCCGGGTCGAACCTTCCGTTGATCTCATAGGCGATTGCAGGCTTTGCCAGCTTGATCCTGTAAGGGTTCTGGTAAACGCCTTTGTAATTGTCCGGCATTCCTCTGATCACTGCTTCATGGAGCATTTCTCGATACTCCATCATGTAACAAAAGTCTATGGAATCATAAGGCTCCGGCATGATTTGTTCCCCAGCGGCAGCGTGGATGATATCGACCAGACAAAGAAGCTTTCCGACGCGCCGGTAGATCGAATCAATCGTACTTCTCGTCACGGTATCCGGGAGCTGATTTGACCGGGCAAAATTCGTAAAAAGCGCAATCGCATGGTTCACATCACTTGTCAGCTCGTTCCCGGTGCTGATAAGCCGGAACAGGACATTGTCCGTTCCAACGTACTGGAAAATACCCTCAGCTTTGTTGGAGAGCTCTTTCACGCGGGCTCTTCTGGATAAAATGCTCATTTGCGCCACCTCCCGTTTTTCCATGCCCGCCAGACCAGAAAGACCACGACCAGCACGTTGAATCCGATCCATAAGGTCAGCCCACGGGCCACCGCCTTTGCCGCCGGGGTGGAAAGTGCTTCCACGGCCCGGAACAGCAGCTCTGTTTTGCTCACTGTAAAATCTCCTTTCGTTCAAAAATACTTTGCTTTGCCTTTGCTACGCGGAGCATCCCTTCTCCATGCTTTGCCTTTGCTACGCGCGTCGCCGCCTCTACTTGCGTTTCTTTGCCTTTGCTATGCGCTTCTTTGCCTCTGCTCTTCAGCGCGAATCTGCTCCACGCCTTTGCGCTTCTTTGCGCATCCATGCCTTTGCATTTCCCAGGTCAGCCAGGCTTATCTATGCCTTTGCATGTCTGTGCACATCTGTGCCTTTGCTCTTCTTAACCCTGCTCCGCAATTCCTTTGCGGCTCGTCACCACGCTCTACGCTGCCATTGCCCAGCTTTTCAAGACTTCGCACTGCCGTTGCCATAAAGTGCTATGCCTTTGCGATGCATAGCAGAGCGGCGCGTATCTGCTCTACGCCCTTGCCATGCCTTGCCGCCCACACCACGCCCAGCCTTGCCTTCGCTTTTCGACACGAGGCCCTGCATTGCCTTTGCTTTGCTTATCGAGGCAAGTCTGATCCAAGCGATCTACGCCTATCTACGCCGTTGCGCTGCGCTTTCCAGCTGAGCCTTGCCTTTGCCCCGCGCTGCACTGCAGTGACTACCTGTGCCCCTGCTGAGCAAACTTGTCAGCACAATGCCGTTGCCGAGTTATGCGCACATATCCGCGCCTTTGCAAATCATATCATTGCCGTAGCAGATCAAATCCTATCCATGCAATGCCGTTGCTCAGTCGATGATGTCAAAGGTGAAGCGGCCCTTGCCGCTGTTTCTCCACTGGCCGATGCCGCGCAGAACGCCGTAGTCCAGCCACTCCAGAACCGCGTTCTCGAGCGATTCGTCCATGAGAAGGATTTCAAACTCACAGGTGCTTCCTGCCGGGATTTCCTCGGAGTTGGCCAGGCTCACACGCTCACCCTGTGCCGTCTGGGCACGCAGGGGGGCACTGGCAGTCGCCGATCTTGCCGTTGACCTTGATGGGGATCATGCGGGGCTGCGGGAAGATCAGGCCGTCGATGACCTTCTTGTAGGCAGAGAGCTTGCCGCTCTCATTGACGGACCGCTTCTTGCCCGTTTCGGTCTTGCCGCCCACACGGGCCAGCATACCGCAGGAATCCTTGAAAAATCCCTTGATCTGGTAGTCGTAGAGCACCGGCTCTCCGTTCTCGTTGCGGGGAAAGACGGTCATACCCTTGTCTGCCACGGCATCCGCACCCAGAGCGGCCACCTCGTCTTCAATCGTGGCTGCATCCGGGCTCTTGCTGGCGATGAAATCCCGGGCGACGTTCTGGTTGGAGGGCCAAGTGCCCAGCACCGGCTCCAGGAAGGTGATCTTGACTTTCAGAATTTTTGTTTTCATGCCGATTTCTCCTATATCTTGTGGTTTATGTAATCCAAAACGCATTATCTTGCGTACAGCAGGTTTCCTCGAGCGTCCCGCACCTGGATCATCTCGTAATGCCGGATGTTCTCATCTGCCCAGTGCTGGGCCTTAACGCTGGCGGGCTCCCCGGGGGATTCGTCCGGCGTGAGCGGGTCTGTGAACTGCCTGACATCGCATCCCCGTGGGTTCTTACGGTAGGCGTAAGCATATACAGTCATGCTCATGCGCCCCTCCGGTTCTGCCGGTAGTCCGGCTCCTCGGTGCGGGCGTGGGTGCGGTCAACGCGGCCATAACGGCGGGCGTTCTGCTCGCGATCCTGGGCGGCAAAGCCCAGCCGCAGGAACATCACCGCTACCAGCACCAGGCACAGAGCCGTGGCAAACTGGCCGTCGGAGATGGTGCTGCCGGTCTGTGCACTGCCCTCGATGCCCATGCCGTACAGCAGACTTGCGGCACCGCTGGCAGCAGCCAGCCAGTACCAGACGCAGGATTTGATCTTCATATTTCCATTTCCTCCTTGTCGTTCTCATACGGGCGGACGATCTTGCATCCGCGCCGATGCATATAATCGATAAAACCGTCGATGTAGATTGTTGCCTGCCGCCGTTTGGTATCTTCCCGGGGGACTACCCAGCCGTCATACTCGCCGTGTGCAACATTATTCCAGAACTTGCTCGGGCTCATCGGAACGAGGTTCGCCCGGAACATCTCGCAGCACTCAGCAACGCCTTTCATTGTGATCCTTTCCATGCGGAGCCTCCGTTACTCTGATTCAACAACCAGTCCATCTTTGAGCATATACCATGTATCTGCTTTGATTGAGATTCCATTCACAAGTTTTAGGTCTGCGCAAAGTAAATTCCCGTCATCGTCGTACTCGGTCAGCACCAAATAGCACCCAACGGAGCCCTTGACTTTGCTTTTGTACCCATTTGCGACAGCAATGCTGTTATTTCCCTCTGCTTTTGCTCTGCAATAAGGACCAGTTGCTGCCGCCGTGCTGTAATCGCCGCTGGTGCCTGCCGTGCTGTAATAGCCGCTGGTGCCTGCCGTGCTGTAATAGCCGCTGGTGCCTGCCGTGCTGGAATAGCCGCTGGTGCCTGCCGTGCTGTAATAGCCGCTGGTGCCTGCCGTGCTGTAATCGCCGCTGGTGCCTGCCGTGCTGTAATTGCCGCTGGTGCCTGCCGTGCTGGAATAGCCGCTGGTGCCTGCCGTGCTGTAATTGCCGCTGGTGCCTGCCGTGCTGGAATCG